GTTCGAGTCAGGCATACAGGCAACAGGAGACACCCTGCCGTGGCGCAAGACCCAGGAATCGTTCAGGCTGAGACCCGGAGAGGTCACGCTCTGGTGCGGAATCAACGGCCACGGGAAATCGCTCGTCCTGTCCCACGTCGTCGCCCACCTGCTGGACTTCACCACCGTCGCACTGGCCTCGATGGAGATGTCGATCCAGGCCACCGGACACCGGCTGCTGCGCCAGATGCTGGCGACCTCAAGACCTACCACCAAGATCGTCAACGAGACCATCGACTGGTGCTGCGAGAATCGGCTTTGGCTTTACGACCAGCTCGACACCGTCGCTGCAGACAGGATCCTGGGGATGTGCATCTACGCGATGCGCGAACTCAAGTGCAGCCACGTCATCGTGGACAGCCTGATGAAGTGCGGGATCGGCCCTGAAGACTACGACATGCAGCAACGCTTCGTGGACCGCCTGTGCTGGGCCGCGAAGACCTACCAGGGGCACATCCACCTCGTCCACCACGTTCGCAAGGGACAGAGTGAAGATGAGGCACCAAACAAGTTCAGCGTGAAAGGCTCCGGTGCAATCACCGACCTTGTCGACAACGTCATCATCGTACACCGCAACAAATCCAAAGAGCGCAAGGTAGAGCGCGGCGAAGAGGTCGATCACCTCGAGCCCGATACCCGCCTGCTTGTCGAGAAGCAACGCCATGGCGAATGGGAAGGCGGCATCTCGCTGTACTTCCATCCAGACTCTCACCAGTACCTCAGCGGGCCGGACGCAAAGCCGATCTGGTACGGACCTTCAGCGGAGATGCAATACCGATGAACAGACGAGATTTCTTGAAGGGCATCGCCGGCATCCTGGCCGCAAGCACGGCGCCGGCATTCGTGCGGGCTCAAAGCCTGATGCCGGTCAGGCCGCTGCCGTCTGGGCTTGTCGTGCCTGAATACGGCACTGCAGCGGGTAAACTGATGATCTTGTCAGGTGCAGGTGAAACTTTGGCTGAAATGGAACTGGAAGATTCAGACTTTGAGATAGTGCCCGGCTCAGGACCGTTGAAATTCAACATCCGCAACACGCGAGAACTCAGCTTGGACATTGAGAGAACTGGTGTAGTCGATAGCTTTTCGATCAACCACCCACTGTTCAATGGCGAGATTAAGCAAAAACTGCAAGTCGCTGGATCACACCATGTGATGATTGGCCAAACGATGCATTTCTATCCAGAAATCAAACTGCACTGAAAAGAGAAAGCCCTCGCGGAGGGAGTCCATCGAGGGCTTTCGGTGCCGGGAGACCAATCCCAGCGATTGCATTGAGGGTTAAATCAACACGACTCAAAGTGTAGCACCTCAATCGGCTTTGGCAAACGGCTTTGGGTTTTTTCTTGCGCGAAAAACGGCGTTGGCTTTTCAGGAATAAAAAAAACGGCGTTGGCTTTTTTGCGAAATCGGCTTTGGCAATTTCGGCTTTGGCAAAAAACGGCTTTGGCGTTTTCGGCTTTGGCCTTTTTCTCAAATTTTTCCAGATGAGAATTTTTCGCATTTGCGAATGAGAATCATTCGCATTTGAGAACGATTCTCATTTGCAGGTGAGAACGAGAATCATTCTCATTTGGGTAACATGCTCAAGTGGTCGATTTTTTTACGGACTAAAATTTGTGTACTCGATTTTTTTCGCTCGCGTTTTTTACGTACTCGATTTTTTTTGCTCGCAAAATTTACGACCTCGAAAAATTTCGAAACGGACTCTTATGCAGTACGAATTGACAGCGTTTTTTTGACCTCGCGTTTTTGCCGACCTCGTTTTTTTGACCTCGCGTTTTTTATGACCTGGAAAAATTTTGAAACGTCCCTGTATAGACTGCTAATTGATCTCGATTTTTTTTAGCTTCAACCCTTGACAGTGACGCGTAACAGGCTAAGATTCGCATATTGGTTAGCAATTCAGCGGCCGAATCGGACTAAAAGAGGGTTTATCGATGGACAACAACACAAGCGCGCTTCAATCGAAAATGCTGCGATTCGCGGAACTCCACGGCATGCAAGCGTATTCAGCATTTTCCGATTCTGTTTTCGTAGCAATTCCATGGACTAATTCGCGAATGAATCAGACCGGGGTCGATATGGTGAAATGCGATACATTCGCCGAACTGCGCGAAACTTTAGGCTACTGAGGGTTAAACGATGGAAAGCGAATATCCGCAAATTCTGGCAAGGGTTGAAATTCCCGGACAATTCCCGGTTCAATGGGCACGCGTAAGCAAAAAACGCTACGTCGTTTCATACGGCCACGAATACAAAACTTTTTCAGGTTCTGATTCGTGCGTAGATGTCGCCGAGTATTTCGGACATTGCGTGCGCCATGCCATCGAATGCAACGAGGGCTTAGATAAATGATCACACTCGCAACCACCGCCACCGGGCTCGCCGCCGCATCAATTATCGCGTGGGCCTTTATTCTCGTTCGAGACTGTCAAGAAAAAGCGGCCAATCGAGAATTTAAACGCCAGCGCCGTATAGCGCGGGCTGAGCGGCTCGCTATGGCTGGAAAACGTCGGGCGCGGGTTATCCGTAGCGAAGCGGCCGCTAATGCAGCCATGGCAAAGGAGGCAGTCCAGTGACCGCCAAAACTCCAGCGCAACGGCAAGCTGAAAGACGCGCGCGGCTACGTCTCCAGGGGCTCGAAGAAGTCCGCGGCATATTCGCGACAGCCGAACAGTCGGCGCGCATCAAAGCATATGCAAAGCGGATACAAAAAAAGCTTGCATTGTGACGCGTAACAACTACACTTCGCGTATCGGTTAGCAATACAGCGGCCGATAAGACCAAAGAGGGTTGAACCATGACTACTGAGTATAACGGCTGGACAAACTACGAAACATGGAACTGGAAACTGTGGCTGGATAACGACCAGGGAAGCTATGAGTACTGGTTAGAGGTTTCAGCCGATACCCTGAGAGACGCCGAGCCAGAATATGACTGGCAGTCTAAAAGGGATGCTGCTGTATCAGATCTCTCCGGACAATTGGAAACTGACGCAGATGAACGTCTGGCGGGAATGTTTGGTGAACAATTCATAGCCGGCCCCTTTACCGACATTCTCAACGCTGGCATCGGTCGGATAAACTGGCATGAGATTGCTGAATCTTTGATATCGGAAGCAGAAGAAACTCAGGCCGCCTGAATCACTAACACGCGCCCCTTGACCGGGGGCGCGGCAATTGAGGGTTGAACAATGAAAGCGAAACAAAAGCAAAACGGCGTGAAGTCTGAGGATGCCGCGCAGTATTCAACGTCTCACAATCACATTGAAGACGATAAAACAATTGCGCTAGCGATCGCGATAATTGAGCGAAGAATGAGCAAGCCTGAATTTTTTGTTACTTCGCCGGATACCGCAGCCGACTACCTCAAACTAAAGTTAGCTAACCTTGAGCATGAAGTTTTTGCGATGCTCATGCTAGATAACAGGCATGGCGTTATCGCTTATTCTGAATTATTCCGAGGCACAATTGACGGCGCCTCGGTTCATCCGCGAGAGGTTGTTAAAGAATGCTTAAAGCATAACGCTGCTGCAGTCGTGCTAGCGCATAACCATCCGTCAGGGAATTCTGACCCGAGCGTGGCTGATCAGAAAATAACGGCGCGACTCAAGGATGCGCTTGCGTTGATAGAAGTCAGGGTTTTGGATCATATGGTGATTGGTCTCGACGTGACAAGTTTCGCCGAAAAGGGTCTTATTTGAATTACTAACACGCGCCCATTGACCGTGGGCGCGGAAACTGAGGGTTAAACGATGGAAAACATACAAATTCAATTCGTGAAAAAATCAGCGAATGCGAAGACGGGCCCGATACCCGTTACAGTGACCGAACGCGCAAGCTGTCCCGATACCTGCAAATTCAAGGGATCGGGTTGCTACTATGAATCCGGATTTCATACCAAGCTAAATTGGAACGCTATCGACCAGCGCAAGCGTGGCGGAAGCTGGGAAGCTATGTGTGACCAAGTAAAGGCAATCCCGGCCGGTAGCATATGGCGGCACAATGTCGGCGGCGACTTGCCTCATAGGCGCGGATACATTGACGGGACCAAAGTGGGCAAGCTTGCTTTCGCGAACGCTGGCAAGGCCGGGTTCACCTACACCCACCATGATATGACCATCGACACCAATCGGGCCATTGTGAGAATGGCGAACCGGGTTGGGTTCACTGTCAATTTGTCGGGGGATAACATGGCCCACGCCGATACCCTCGCGGATATGGCAATTGGCCCCGTGGTGGTTGTCCTGCCGATCGATCAGATGGAGAACACGCAAACGCCAAAGGGCCGGCGCGTGGTGGTTTGTCCGGCCGTTAAACGCGATGACGTGACCTGCAGCAGCTGCAAACTCTGCGCGCGGGCTGACCGGTCCGTTATCGTTGGGTTTCCGGCGCACGGTAGCGGCAAGCGGGCGGCCGAAAAGGTGGCGATGCAATGAAGTGGATTGTGCTGATAGCTTGGATCTTCTTCTTAGTCATATGGTCGGGGGTTAAAAAATGAAACACTACTACGCTTTCGAATACTGGGGCGGCGACACCACCACCACCGGCGACCCCAACCCCATGACTGGACGTTACAGCATAGCGGGCGCGCTCGCGGTTTTCTCCAGGGCTAAAGATCGCGACAAGTGGATTGCAGGTGGCCCCGACTTCACCCACAAACGGCGGGCTGTCGTTACTCAACGCGAGGCGCGCAGACTCCGCGGGGGATGGACTCCGAGACAGTTTGCCGAGTACCTCGAAAACGTGGTCGATTTCGATTTGCCATAATCCATAACCCGCCAGACCATACCAACCCGGCCACCGTGCCGGGTTTTTCTTTGCCTGCAATTCCCGTTACCCGGAATTCCGGGGAGCGTATCCAGTGCAACGGCACGGCCTAAGCCATACACACGCGCCACACGCGGCCGTGTGAGCATCGATCTGCCATAAGCAATACCATCGCATTGCCTCACGGCATCGCATAGCGTACGCGCGGCGAGGTGCCGTGCTAGACTTGATGCAAATGCGAACCACTCTCATTCGTACTGCTATTCTCAAGCGGGTCCCTCTGGGCGATTCCAGCGTGGGAGAGACGGAGTGGCACCCTTTTCGACAGTTTTTGGCACGATATATGCTATTAGAGTCTACATATGGCTGACGGATTTGAACCGATATACGAGATGCGGCTATTCTGCCCGTCATTCGGAAACTTTTACTTCGTGGCATTTCTGATTTGACGACCACAAATCCTGAAGTCCTCTCGCTCGCCGAGGTACGCAAGGCCAACAAGGCGCAGGCCGCGCTGTTCTTTGGGATTACGCTGCCGGTTATCGACAAGTGGATTCGCGAGGGCATGCCGATTGTCCAGCGCGGCAGCAAGGGATTCGAGTGGGTTCTCGATCTGCACGACATCGCCAAGTGGAAATACACCGCCCGCCTGCCATCCGGAGAACTTGATCCTGAGACCCTGGCGCCCGGCGAGCGCAAACTCTGGTACGACGGCGAGACCAAGCGCCGCGAGCTCCAGGTCCGCGACCGGCAACTGATCCCTGCCCTCGAGGTCGAGGAGGTGGTCGGAACCGCATTCTCTGCGACCGCCCAGGCGCTGATGGCCCTGCCGGACAATCTCGAGCGCCGCGCCGGACTCAGCCCTGAGCAGGTCGAGTCGGTGGACACCGTCATCCACGAGGCCCTGAATGACCTGGCCGACAAGCTGGGTCATGTTGCGCCGATACCAAACCTATGAGGAATCTATGAAACGCTTCAATGCAACTTCCACCATGGTTGAAGAAGACGATGGTTGGTACGTCCGCTATGTAGATGCAGAGGATGAGATTGATAGGCTGAAAAGAGAAAGAAAAGAACTCGGACAATTGTTGCTCGAAGGCAGAAACTTGATGGCTGAATCGATCACAGAAATCGAGACGTTCAAAGCAGAAAATGAGCAGTTACGGTCGCAGGTAGAGATGCTGTCAACCCCGCATACAGACGACTTCTTTGCGTCGAAAAAGGATAAATGAGCTTCACCGCCGCGTCACCGATTGTCACCAGCGCCGCCGAGGCCTACCGCCCGCCCCGGCGCGTCTCGGTTTCAGACGGGGTAGCCAATATCCTGATGATACGCCAGCCGGGCGGGTACTCCGGGCCCTGGTCGGCCGCCGAAACGCCATACATGGTCGAGCCGATGGACATGCTCGCCAGCCGGCAGCACGAGGCGATCTGTTTCGTTGGCCCGGCCAGGTCAGGCAAGACCATGGGCCTGCTCGACGGGTGGCTGGGCAACATCATCGTCAACGACCCAGGCGACATCCTGATCGTGCAGATGACCCAGGAAAAGGCGCGCGAGTTCTCCAAGATCCGGGTAGACCGCGCGATCCGCCATTCGCCGCAGATCAAGTCGCGCATGTCCCTGCGTGGGCACGACGACAACACCCACGACAAGCTGACCAAGCACGGGATGTGGATCAAGATCGGCTGGCCGAGCGCCACCCAGTTGGCCTCGTCCGACTACCGCTACGTCGCCCTGACCGACTACGACCGCATGCCGGACAACATCGACGGCGAGGGCGCTGCCTACGTCCTGGCCGTCAAGCGCACCCAGACTTTCCTGTCCCGCGGCATGTGCATGGTCGAATCCAGCCCCGGCCGGGAGTACGACGATCCCCACTGGCGGCCATCGACGGCACATGAGGCGCCGCCGGCATCCGGCATCCTTGGCATCTACAACCGCTCCGACAGGCGCCGCTGGTACTGGTGCTGCCCGGACTGCTCTGAATACTTCGAGGCCGCGCCGGGCCTGGCCCTGTTCGCCACCCTGCCCGACGAGGAGGAACTGTTCGATGAGATCCGGTCTGCGCCGCTCTCGAAACTGGCAAAGAAGCACGCCGTGGTCTGCTGCCCACACTGCGGCAGCCAGATTACGCATGAACATAAGCAAACGCTTAACAACTACAAGACCGCACGTTGGTTGGCAGACGGCCAGCGGGTGGAAGATGGTGAGGTGGTAGGCGACTATGAGCCCTCCTCGATCGCCGGGTACTGGTTGGGTGGCGTGGCGGCCGCTTACCAGAAGTGGGACTCGATTATCCTGCGCTACCTCCAGGGCCTGCGTGAATACGCACTTTCGGGGTCAGATCTCACCCTGAAGACAACGATTAACACCGATCAGTCAATGCCATACCTGCCGAGGCACCTCAAAGACGAGGCCGGCGACCTGGCTGAATCCCGCCTCGAGGGCCTGCAGCGCTACCATGTCCCACCGTGGGCACGGTTCTTGCTTGCGGCCGTCGACGTGCAGGGCGGCCGGCGCGCGCGGTTCGTCGTCCAAGTCCATGCGATCGGCCCGCACATGGAATCTGCCGTGATCGACCGCTACGACATCACCGAGTCGCCCCGCGGCGAGAATGAGCGCATCGACCCGGCTGCCTACCCAGAAGACTGGGACGTGATCACCGAGAAGGTCGTCAAGGGCACCTACAAGATCGATGACGACGATGAGCAGGAACTGCGCGTCCTGAATACCATCGTGGACTATGGCGGCGAGGCCGGGGTTTCGGCACAGGCCGCCGACTGGCGCCGCCGGGTCAAGTCGCAAGGATTCGGAAACCGCATCACTTTGGGCAAGGGCGACGGCTTGCTGAAAGAGATGGTGCAGCGCACCACGGCACGGAATACCGAGGGCAAACGCATGAACGACGTGCCCCTGCTGCTGTTCTCGTCCGACAAGTTCAAGGACCAGATCGCCGCGGCCATGCGCCGGCCGGAACCAGGCCCGACCTACATGCACTTCCCGAGCTGGCTGAAACAGTGGTTCTTCGATGAGATCCGCGCCGAGGTGCGCCAGAAGAGCGGCAAGTGGAAGAAGATCCGGGCCAGAAACGAGGCACTGGACTGCTGGTGTATGATCTGGGCGCTTGCCTATTCTCTTGGCCCGGCCGACACCAGGCGCAAGTTCAACTGGGACAACCCGCCGGCATGGGCCAAGCCGATCGAGCATAACTCACAGTTGATCAGCAAGGACGACCGGCGGGCGATCAAGGCCGCACCGAAAAAATCTCAACCTCGACCAAACAAGACACCATTTGTCCCGCGCAAAAGCGGATTCATCAAGGGGCGACGATGAACGACATATATAAGCAGATGGTTACACGCCTGCACCAGGAACTTGCGCAGGGTGGGCTGCCGAATGACAAGGCCGCGCAGATCAGCGTACAGACCGTGCAGGTCATCAGCGACCAGTTTGGCGGGCAGAATGTGTACCTGCCGCGCCGGTCGCCATGGTTCAGCTTCAAGCGCAGGGATGAGGCTATCCGCAAGGAGTTCAACGGCCGCAACATGCCCGATGTCTGCCGACGATTCAATGTGTCTTCCCGCACCGTCTATCGCGCCTGCAATCGAAAGTGACACTTCCTAGTAAGTAAGGCACCTCGCCGGGGGCAATACTCGGCGGCATGACCTACCAACAAGCGCTCGACCTTCAATCCGCGCTGGAGGCGGCGATCTCATCAGGCGCCGCCTATGCCAGTGTGCAGAACGGTGACCGCACGCTTGAGTTCCACACGCAGGGCCAGATGAAGAATGCGCTCGCTGCCGTGAACCGGGACATCAAGTCTTACCAGCGCCGGGCCTCGAATATCAACCCGATGGCGGTAAGACCACGATGGCACTAGACGATCTCGTCAGAACACTCGAAGAAAAACTGGTACTCGGTGAGTACGGCGCCTTCACGCGCCCCTATGTCGTCCTTGATGTCGATGAATACCAGGAAATCATCAAGGCCCTGAAAGCCAAACAACGAGGACGACCACGTAAAGTGCCACATGAGCAAATCCGCGCCTAACGTCCGGCTGTACGACGCAGCCAAAGTAACCGACTTTCATCGCGCCCCTGACCTCACGTCATCCGCTGACTATGTGGTCAACCGGGCAGGTACGCGCCTGCGTGACTACGCCCGCTGGCTCGATGAAAACAACGACATCACGATCGGCATTCTCGACGTGCTGGTCAACAACATCGTCGGGACAGGAATCGGGATAGAGCCGCAAGTGGCGAACCGCAAGGGCGACCCGCTCGAGAAGGTCAATCAGCGCATTCGTTACCTTTTTGGTGAGTGGTGCCGCAAGCCTGAGATTACCGGCGAACTTTCGATGGGCGAACTCCAGCGCCTGAGCTGCCGAACATGGCTGCGAGACGGGGAAATGTTCGCCGAGCATATCCAGGGCGATGTGCGCGCAAATCGCCGCCGGACCATCCCATATTGCGTTCGAGTCCTTGAGGCAGACTGGCTGCCGTTCGAAAAGAACAGCAGCAAGCCACGAATCATCCACGGCATCCAGAAAGACGATGACGGCGTGCCTGTGATATATCACTTCCTTGAGGCGATCGATGACCCTGTCTACGCGAAGTACGCGACCGACCTGAAGACCCGCCCCGTGCCAGCAGAGCGTGTTGAGCATCTGAAGTTCAGCCGCAGACTCAACCAGACGCGCGGCGTAAGCCTGCTGCATGGAGTCATCAACCGACTCGACAACATCAAGGACATCGAAGAGAGCGAGCAGATCGCCTGCCGCGTTGCCGCCGCTTTCACGGCCGCCATTGTGCGCAACCCGGACATGATCCAGAGCAGTGACCCGTCATTCCTGACCGAAGACGGCGATGTCAACGAAAAATACCGCGACCGATACTTTGAGATGTCGCCGGGGCTGATGATCGACACATTGCTGCCAGGCGAAGACATCAAAGGCATCGGCCTCGATCGCCCGAACAACAACCTGATCGAGTTCCTTGGCGACCAGCA